GTAGTGCTAGTGTAGGTTCTAATGCTTCTGCGGCTGGCAACGCCGGCGGTCAATCAACTATCGTGCTCGACAGCGAGACAATCGCAACAGCGGCAGGTGGTGCTGGTGGCAATGCGGCAAACTCATTAACTCAGGCATCTATCGGCAGTGCGGCAGCATTCGGTGGTGGTCTAGGCACAGTATGGGGCTGGAACTGGGGCCAAACAGGCGGCACAGTACAGCAGTTCCCAGTGGCGGACACACAAACATCATACGGCTCAGGCGGCGGTGCTGGTGGCACTAACGTAGTCACAAACGGCTATACTGGCGGCGCGGGTGGTGGTCAAGGCGGCGGCGGTGCTGGTAACACCGGCAACCCACAAAACGGCGGCAATGCTACAACATGGGGTTCAGGTGGCGGTGGCGGTGGCGGCTGTGGCAACACAACTAACGGCGGCACAGGCGGTCAAGGCGGTCGTGGTGCGGTTCTAATCCGTTACTACAAGTCATCAGTAGCATCATCATTCACCATGGCTGGTACAGGCTTCCTACTAGGCGGCGCCAGAATGAACGCTCTAGTGTTCACAGAATCAAGTGCTGAACTAACAGGCACAATGACTCTAAGTGCGGCAGCTAGTATCAACGTTCGCCGTGATGCTCTAATGGGCTACACACGTGCTAAGATCAGCGGCGATATCGTCGGTACAGCAGACTTGACAATCAACGGCGCTACAGGCAGTAGTTTATCTGCTCAAGGTCACGTTACTATCACTAATACTAACTTGACATACAGTGGCACAATGATCGTCAACGGTCAGCTACGCTTCGCAGGCGGTCTACCAAACGGTACAATTCGTGTTGCTAATGGCGCTAAGATTGCGTTCTCTGAGCTAATCACTACACCTACTACAACAGCAAGTGTACGTAATCTAACTCTAGACGCAGGTTCACGCTTTGTAGTATCAAGTGACGGTACATCAGTAGGTAGCGTAACAGTTACAAACACACTAACTGCTACAACACCTCTACTAGTTGATATCAACACTCAGCTACCAACAGGTACCTACACAATCATTGCTTACACTGGTACACCACCAACAGCAACATTGACAACTGGTACAAACGTATCAGGCAGAACAGTGACATATGCTTGGGTAAACGGTACAGGTTTGAGAATGACTGTAGCATAACGGAGGAAACTCCACTATCAAAGGGCCCTAAGGGGCCCTTTGTCATAAATAATAGTGACAACACAATTCTGTGTTTCGCATTGTCATTTTGATGATGACGGCGGCTAGAACCCGCAAATAACAAAAAGGAGGTATCCCGTGGGGAGACCAATTAAATCAATCAAAACAGGTGGCGCTACAGTAGGCTATAACAACGCGGCAGGTTACGGCATCGTCGGTGGTAACACTGGCACAGGCGGTAATCAAATCGTTGCTCGTGTAAAGATCGGCGCTAATGCTGAAGCTAACGGCTTCATCGTTCGTCAAAAAGGTGCTCGTAAGTTCTTAGTTAGTGACGGCACTAACGAAGGCGTATGCGTACTAGCTAACACAGCAGATGGTTCACTAGCTAACGATACAATGACTATCACTGCTACCTTAGCCGACGCTTCAACAGTTCGTCTATCAAAGATCGGTGCTCACTCAGGTGCTGACTTTGCTGGTAACGGCTACAACTTGTCATTCGGTGCAGCAGCAGCCGCTGTCAATGCCACTCAAGTTGACGGTACACGCTACCCAGTAGCATCAGTCGCTACAGCTTAATACGCTTATCGACATAACAAAGGGACCTTATGGTCCCTTTTGTTATTTCAGATTAATCTTCATTTCTTTGTATATTCTGCTACTCTTGTTTGAATGGCACGAAACTCAATAGCAAGTTGTTCTAATGACTTTTGTTTGTTTACTTGGTTATCTGGATTAGACAGTTGTAACTGTCTATTTCTTTCCAAAATAACTTGAGGAATATTTGTATTCATTTACTGTCTCCTATATTATTTAGTATTGCTTAGTACGATATCGATCTTTTGCTGAATAATTCTATCATTCATAGTAGAGAACAGACCCGAGTGTAGCGGCCGAGGAAATGCGCCCCATTCGCACCAACAATACGCACAGTGCTCGTTATTCAATCGCGGTACAAACTCATCATCAACTGCTACAAAGAATGTATGATACTTGAACGTACCGTTAGTGTAACACTCAAGCGGATACAACTTGAAGTCATCCTGCCATGTTGAAATCTCTTCTGTACACTCACGCTTTAGTGCTTCACGTAGCACTTCACCGCGCTCAATCTTGCCGCCAGGTATGCCCCAACACTGCTCACGATCATTACGAAGCAGATATAAGACACGATTAGTCGAGGTAGAGTAGAACAGCACCCCGACAGCATTGATCGGACGCTTGTTACTCATTAGATGATGATTCTCCATGAACCTTGATCGTAATAACCTTCGAAACACTTGCGCCAAGTACCATTGTTCCAACGATATTGAATGCCTGTTGTATTGTTTGTGACATAGTGAACAGTAGCGTTAGTATTATTGTCGAATGAAACGAACCAAGCGTTACCGTCAACACGAAGACTAGCCGCATTTACTAAACCTGCTGCCAACGGAGTGTTGATAGTGATAGTGTTGCTATTGTAGTCAACACTAGTAACGGTACCTAGTAATCCGTTAGTAGCAACATCACGAATAGTGTAACCAGACACCATTCTACTTGCGTCTTGTAGCACGATGCTCGTAGTGCCGTTTGCTTGAGTACCAGCAACAGTAACATTGAAAGTAATAGCGCCGAACTCAATGATATCATTAGCACGAGCACCGTCAGTCAATCCTGGCCAAACAGCCGGCTCAACCGCGCTTTCTTCACGCTGACGAGGTAGAGGTTCAATCAATAAGTAACGCTGACCAGCAGTTACAGCAGGTAGATCATTGCCAGGATAGCGTTGATGCGGGTCGATAATCATATCAACGGGATCAAGTGTATCTGAAGGTAATGTATCAGTGTCGATTGTGTATGTAATCAAGCGGTCATCAGTAGTGTCATAGTCAATAGTACCGATGATTTCAGTTTCCATCCACTCATTCTCAAGCGCAATCTGCGAAACACCAGGACGCATCTTGCCGTAAGCGTTTAGAATACTGTGCCAGTAAACTTCAGTGTTAGGGCCGACCGTCGCACTCTCAAACTGCGTATTGTCGTCGATAGGTAATGAAGCCGGTAGAATCTGTAGTTTGTTGCCCACTAACAACAACTGATAACCGTAAGGCGTAATCTTTTGACGAGTGCCCAATAGCAAATCATCATCTTTCATATCAATGAGAGCACTACCCTTGTAGATACTTGCGATAACTTTCTGAATCAAGCCCAACTTGCTGACCTTGATCGGACTAGAAATCCAGATTGGCATCCAAAACTTCCAAGATGTGATATCAATAGGGTTGCCAGTACCTTGAGGCACACTACGACTAGTCCAGTTCAAGCCATCTTGATACACAACACTCAAACTTGTCCAGTCTAAGTAGTTGTCAGTGCTTTGAATTTCTAAACTAGGGTTGAAAAGAGAGCCTAACTGTTCGAAAATCTCAAACTTCTGCTGGCTACTGCTTGTCCAGATATCAACAGTCACTCGCATAGTGTAGGGCACCGGCATAGGGCGCTCAACAGTGAACGCATTGCCCTGTACAGTCTCATATTGACCCGTATCACGATTGAAAGAACGCTGACGAATAGTGCTTTTGTCGATGTAGTACGGCTCTTGTGTGCGGCGCTGATCATACTCCATGCCGGACACATAATAACTAATCATGGGCACCGTAGGCATAGTAGACGCACTGTTTTGATTCAGCACTGCGGCTGCTTGACGACTCATATCACCGTACATAACCGGCACACGACGAAGAATAGGGTTGCCCTTCTGATCGCTGCCAAACTGTACGTCTAACAGAGAGAAAATAGTGCCGAACTGAGTCAAAAATTTGCGACACTGCGAGTCATAGAAATAATCCATGTAATATTGTCCTTGAGATACTTTATTTATCGTGCTATCTGCCGACGACTAAGTAAGACACTATGTATATCACACTAACAAACGCAAGTCCAGCGTTCAAGGGACAAAAAGTAGCCATCGACTCTAAGGTCGTTATCTCTGTTTTCGCTAATGAGGTCACTCGTGAAGACGAAACTAAAGAGGAAGTCACGTTTATCTTCTGCCCGCCTCACGGTACCTGGGAAGTAAGCGAGACAGTCGAAGAAGTCGTAGCTCAACTAAATCAACAGTAATTACTGCTTTAGGGCGTTCGAAAGACCCTGGCGACTTGGGATAGTAGAGCCATCTGCTAGAGTCACAGTGCCAGTGTTGTTGACAAAGTTGCTCTTCTGGTTAGTGCCCTCACTAGCAAAGCCTGGAGCAACTCTGACCTTTTCGCTAATCTTGATCCATAGCTGACCGTCCCAACGATACAGTTGTTGAGGCGCATAGTCAGTACGTAAGAAGAAGTCACCAACTTTAGGTGCTACAGGGAACTCAATACCGCTACCTGCTGGTTCACCGTTAGGCGCACTGCCATCACCACTGCCATAGCCAGCTAAGTAGCCGAAGTTACGAGGTGAAGCACGACGAATATACTGGAAGCGTGGGTCAGCATCAGCGCGGAAGTCAATACGATTGTCAACAACTTTACCGTCACCGAAATCAAACTCAACAACAGTCTCATCAACAACTGAAACAAGTGAAGGCGTACTTGTTTCCATGTATACGAAGTCTTCATAAACCTCATTTCCAAATAATGGTCTGACCTCTAGGCGCTCCCAATCACTAGCATAGAAACCATATGTTGAACCACTGGCAACTGTTATGTCATTCAATGCTCTATAATATACATATGTGCCTCTAAACAAACGCTTGACTACATCGCCTTCAGTATAAGAACTACGTTCTTTCCAGAAAGGATAATCATTTAAATTGAGAGCTGGTAGCAACTGCCATTCAGCGCCAATATTAAAGTTAAAGTTGCCATTAGTAACAGCATCAGTAACTGAATTGCTAATCGTTACTGTCCATGTCGCAGGATTATTGCCATCACTAGTTACAGCAGTAACACGAGTTGTGTAATCTGTATTATCAGCTACCCAATTAGAGCCATTCCATTGATATAACTGCTCTGAAATTTCAACGGTTAAGTAATAATAAGAATTATCAGTAGCGGTTGAAGGTAGAGTATTGCCTTTGTATCTTGGTTTAATAGCGCCATTTGCGAGATAATCGTTAGCTCCTACGAGTCGCCAAGAATTATTGTCGCGGATATATAGATTGCCTGCGTCATTATTGATGCCAGTGTTAGTAAAAAATACGAAATTAGAGTCACTATTTGGCGGTAGATAAGAATTCAACTGACTCAATATGCCAGATAGCGTAGCAACATCATTTGGACGACCAATAGTTGTTATATCTGCGCCAGTCATTACTCGCCAAACACCATTATCTCTAATGTAAGTAGTTTGATCAACGTGCGCGGTTTGTAGGAAGTACTCGCCAATCGTACCGGTACTTGGCAGATTATTTCCTCTGTTTAATGATATGCCATTTGGTTTGTTATTGTCTGGAATACCATCACCAGTGACAATCATTCCAGTAACAATATCGCCGCCACCCATATTAATTGTTATCGTATTACTGCCGGCAGATATGTTTCCTATTTTTGTAGTAGATACAACAGATGAAATAAAACGTCTAGGACCAGTAATATCAGTTAATGCTTGATAGTACTTATCACCTAATTTGACCACATCGCCTTTATAATAGTTACTGGTGTTACTCCAGTCATTATATGTGTCTGGTACTACGACGGATGAGGATGAAATAACTAACTCTGAAACAGTTTCAATCTTAGTAACAGTAGTACCTGCAGCAAATACACGAGTTCTAGTACCACTAACATCAACGAACGAACGAATCTCAGTACCTTCTTTTAGATTCGAAGTGTATGTCATCAATTTGAATCGTTTTGCGCCCTGCTTAGTAGCAAAAGTAGTCACACTCTGATAGATACCATAGAAATCGTAAGAAATTTCTAACTCTTGACCCGCCGCAATCTCTGCTAACAACTCATTGCTAACAGTAATAGTCTTTTTAGTCTTATCAATAGCGGTAATACGAGTGCCATCAGCAAATAATGAAATCAGGGTACCGTTAGCAGTAAGCACACTGCCTTTGATCAACAAGCCAGTGTCTAAGTCGTTGTTCCACTCAAGCAACTTGATGATAGTTGTCTTAGCACTGTTCTGACTAGCAGTGATATAAAAGCGCAAGTATAGGTCACTTGTTGCGTAAGTGTTGTCAGCAGTACCATAAGGACCAGTCTTGAGACTGTCAGTGTAGATAGTAGCAGTTAGGACTTGACTGCCGAATGTGCGACCACTACCAGTGTCACTACGATCAGCACGTAGCGTACCTGTAGCAAACACAACACGATTGCCACTTGCTAACTTACCGGCAGTTTCTCTGCCAACTTTGATGCCGACACTGCCGTTTTTGAAAC